TTCTTCGTGATCCTTCCAGTTTTGGTGACATCGTAAGAGGTTTGCACGTTTATGGTGCAGACGTTCTTCGTAGTGAAGCTTTAGTAAAAGCTTTTTATGTAATTGACTAATCAATAGTTAAGCGCAAGAAAAATGGTATGTGGGGGAGAAATTTAATGTTTACTCTCCCCATACTTAAAATATAGGATAGGTTTATATGCCACAAATAGGAAACGACAAAAATCCTGTAGTCTTTAAAAATAAAAAGAAAGGCAACAGAAAATTAGGTTTATCTTCTAAGTTTTATAGCAAAGAAAATAAACAAAAATATAGTGAAGGATGGGATAGAATTTTTGGTAAGAATGGAAAGAATCAAAAAAATTATACTCGTCAAAAAACATAATAGGAGTTAATCATTATGCCAAAAGGTATAGGATACGGAAAAGGAGCAGTAGGTATAGCTGAATATAAAAACATTGAAGAAATGGAAGGCTATCCCGAAAACTCTGAAGACAAACAGAATAGAGAAGCAGACGAACAACAAGATATTGCAGTAGAAGACTAACAATGGCAACAACTTATTTACAATTATCAAATGAGTTATTGCGTGAATCAAATGAAGTTGTATTAACCTCTGCAAATTTTTCAAGTGCTGTCGGTATACAGCAGCACGTTAAAGATTGCGTAAATAGAGCATATCACGATATAGTTAGCGCAGAACCTCGTTGGTCATTTTTAGCAACAGGTGAAAGCGGAGCAACAGATCCTTTCTACGGAAATGTTTATGTTGAAACTGTAGCAGGAACTCGTTGGTACGAACTAAAGGCAGCTTCTAGTGCAGTAACTACAGATTATAGTGCTGTAAATTGGGATGATTTTTATCTGACAACTATTGGAGTTAGTGGAGAATCTGCTCCCTATGTAAGCAGGAATCTTCCTTTTAAAATGCTTGAAGATTGGAAAGACTTTAGACGAGCAGCAGAAAATATAGATGATGCTGATGCTCAAAATTGGGGAGAACCTAATGTTATGTTTAGAAGTACAGATGGTCGTAAGTTTGGATTAAGCCCTATTCCTAAAAAGATTTATAGAGTGTGGTATTTTGCTTGGGATTTGCCTACAGCATTGAGCGCACATGGAGATGCAATTGTATTTCCAGATATGTATACACCAGTTTTATTGGCAAGAGCTAGATATTATATGTGGCAATTTAAAGATAATCCGCAAGCTTCGGCTTTTGCATTAGATGATTACAAAAAAGGTTTAAGACAAATGAGATCCAATCTTTTAAATCCTGTACCTAAATATATGACAGACGATAGAGTAAGAGCAGTATAACGATATGGCACAATCACAACCATTTGCATTAGCTTGTCAAGGAGGCTTGAATAAAATAGCAAGCCAATTGGAGTTACTTCGTACTCCAGGCGAAGCTACTCGTTTGCAAAATTTTGAAGTTTCTACAAAAGGAGGCTATAGACGTATTAATGGATATAGTCAATTAGGAGATGGAACAAGACCAAATAGTACAAATGCTATCTTAGGTCTTCAAGTTTATGCAGACGGAGTAATAGCTTGTTCAGGAACAAATATATATTTTAGTCAAGACGGAGATAGTTGGTTACAGATAAATAAAGCTAGTGTAGATGCTGGTGGAGATAATTATAGTACTTTTGGTGGTCGTAGTGCTGCAGCAAGAACATCACAAGGACAAGCAGATTTTGCAGTTTATGAAGGCGATACAGATTATGGTGAATTAATTATAACTGATAGAGGTACAGGTGTAAAACCATTTTATTTTAAGATGACAGGTACTGGAGATCTAGATACTCGAACATTTTTTGCTAAAGAGATTACAGTAAGCGGAACACATTATCCTAAATATTGTGTAATCCATGATAAGCATTTAGTTGTCGGAGGAGCAGGAACATCAGAAAATACTATATATTATAGTGGAACAAGCGATATAGATGATTTTACATCAAGTGGATCAGGAAGCATTTTACTAGATGATCAAGTAGTTGGTTTAAGAAGTTTCCGAGATGACTTAATAATTTTCTGTAGAAATAGTATTTATAAATTAGAGAATATTAATAATGCTTCTACAATTACAGTAACACCTATTACTAAGAATATTGGTTGTTTAGATGGCGCAAGCATTCAAGAAGTAGGAGGACAGTTGCTTTTCTTAGCACCTGATGGTATTCGTACTGTAGCAGGTACAGCAAGAATCGGTGACGTAGAGCTTGGTTCTTTAAGTAGAAAAATTCAGCCTATATTTACAGATATTGCAACAAATATTAGTTCATATAATATTAGTAGTGCAGTTATTAGAAAAAAATCACAGTATCGATTATTTTATGGTGGTTCTGGCACAGCAACAAAAGTATCTCAAGGAGTTATAGGAACACTAAGAATAACACCAGAAGGAGGAAGCAGGTTTGAATGGGCAGAATTATTAGGAATACAAGCAAGCCAAGGCTTTACATCAGGATTTGATAAAGATAATATAGAAAAAATATATCATGGAGATTATACAGGATATGTTTATAATCACGATACAGGAGATCAGTTTAATCCAGCAGGAACAGCTACTAATATTGATGCTGAGTATGAATCACCAGATATAGATTTTGGAGATTTAGGAACTTTAAAAACTTTAAAATATGTAAAAGTATCTGTAAGTCCAGAAGGACAAGTACAACCAACATTAAGAGTTCGTTATGATTATGAAGATACAAATATTCCACAACCAGGAGACTATACTTTAGATAGTATTCCTAATCCTGCAATATTTGGATCAGGAATTTTTAATACAAGTGTTTTTGGTGCTGCTGCAAATCCAATGACTAGGCAAGCAGTACAAGGAAGCGGAAATACTGCTAAATTTAGAATATTTAGCGATGATCAAAACTCAACATATACAATTAACGGATTATATATAAATTATGAACCATCAGGTAGGAGATAAATAGATGACTTTAACGTATACAAGACAGAGTTCATTTAGTGATGGCGATACCATTACTGCAGCTCTGTTTAATGACGAATACAACCAATTAGTAAATGCTTTTGCATATTCAGCAACTTCGTCTTCAACAGGACATCAACATGATGGAACAGCAGCAGAAGGTGGTAATGTTCATACTATTGGAGATTTAGACTTTTTAAATAAGATTGTTGCAGATAGCACAAATAATCGTTGGGGAGTATTTGTAGAAGTATCTTCAGCAGCAGTAGAACAAATAAGAATACAAGACGGAGCAATAGTACCAGTAACAGATAACGATATAGACTTAGGTACAAGCTCATTAGAATTTAAAGATGCTTACTTCGATGGTACAATTACTACAGATGGTTTAACAGTTTCAAGCACTACAAATCTTGATGGTGCTATTCAAGTCGATAATACAATAACTGTAGGTGTTGATGACACAGGCTATGATGTTAAATTCTTTGGAGATACAGCAAGTGCTTATATGCTTTGGGATACATCTGCTGATGATTTGGTTTTAGCAGGTGCAGCAGGTTTAGATATTGCAGGAGACATAGATGTTGATGGTACAGCTAATTTAGATGTAGTAGACATTGATGGTGCAGTAGATATGGCATCTACTCTAGCAGTCACAGGAGCTATCACAGGTTCAAGCACAATACAAGGAACAACAATAACAGCTACTACGGCTTTCGTACCTGATGCATCTGATGGTGCTGCTCTAGGTACAAGTGCTTTAGAGTTTTCAGATTTATTCTTAGCCGATGGTGCAGTAATAAACTTCGGAGATGATCAAGACGTATCATTAACACACGTAGCCGACACAGGAATTCTTCTTTCAAGTACTGATCAACTTCAGTTTGGTGATTCAGGTACTTATATTTATCAAAGTGCAGATGGAGTATTGGACTTAGTATCTGATACTGAGATTGAGATCAATGCTACAACTATAGACATGAATGGTAATCTTGATTTATCAGGATCGCTAACAATGGGAAGTGCTGCAATAAGTGAAGCAGATATAGAACAGATTGATGATTTAACAGCAGGAACAGTTACAGCAAGTAAAGCAGTAGTCGTAGATTCAAATAAAGATATAGGAACATTTAGAAATGTAACTATTGATGGAACTTTCTCAGATGGAAACTATACATTCGATACGAGTGGTAATGTAAGTGGACTAGGAACAATTGGTTCAGGTGCGATTACATCGTCAGGAACAGTTCAAGGAACAACAATCACAGCTACTACAGCTTTTGTTCCAGATGCTTCAGATGGAGCAGCATTAGGAACAAGTGCTTTAGAGTTTAGTGATCTCTTTTTAGCTGACGGAGCAGTAATAAACTTTGGAGATGACCAAGATGTGTCATTGACTCATGTAGCCGATACAGGATTACTTATCTCAAGCACAGATCAATTACAATTCGGAGATAGCGGAACATACATATATCAAAGCGCTGACGGAGTATTGGACTTAGTATCCGATACGGAGATTGAATTAACTGCAACTACCATTGATATTAATGGTGCTGTTGCAATGGATGGTGCTATAACTGGCGGTACTAATATAACTATATCAGGTGAATTAGATGCTGCAACACTTGATATTAGTGGTAACGCAGATATTGACGGAACACTCGAAGCTGATGCAATTACTGTAGACGGCACAACATTAGCAGAGTATATTGCAGATACATCAGGTGCTATGTTCTCAAGTAATACCGAAAGCGGTATAACAGTAACATATCAAGATGGAGATAATACAGTTGATCTTGCTGTAGATGCAGCACAAACAGGCATAACTTCAATTTATGCTACAGATTTAATAATGGGAGAAGACTCTCAAACTGCTATTGATTTTGGAACAGCAAATGAAATTGATTTCAAAGCAGATAATGCAGCAAGACTGACATTAACATCTTCAGCATTATATCCAGTAACAGATAATGAAATAGATTTAGGAACAGCTTCTTTAGAATTTAAAGATGCATTCTTTGACGGAACTGTTACAGCAGATGCGTTTGCAGGACCATTGACAGGAGATGTAACAGGAAATGCTTCAGGAACAGCATTGACTGTAACTCAAG